GTCCAACGTAGAGATTGCAGGCCTTGCAACCCTGCACGATCCGTTAATCGCGTATTTGGTAAAGTTAATATATGGAACACAACCAAAGTCGTCGATTAGTTCCATCGTGTTTTCTTTCACCCAAGAAAAACTTGTGAAACACAGCGGCACCGCCGTGCCTCCAACAGGCCCCAGGGTGGCGCTGCCTGGGGTTGTAGCAGCACTGTCGAAGATGGTTGCATCCACCTGCGGGGGATAGGTCACGGATGCCGGGTTGGCGGCCGTCACCGAGTCCCTATAGAGCGCCATGAATTCAGCAGTTGCCCGGAGTGGACCATTGGCCTCGGCCTCAATGGTCAACTTGTTGCAGCGGGCCCCAGCCCCGGCGTAGCGCACGCCTTCGGAATGGAACCCAACCGAGTAGGTAGTAGCAGGTGCGGGCCACGCTGGGGTGCGGGTGATGCTGGTGGCGCCGACCACCGCCTTGCCCATTCCAGCAGCCAGGGCGATTTTGTCGTTGCCCGACGCTGTGCCAGGGGTGCCGCTGCCGGCCCATTCCATGGGCACCGCAAACCGCATCATTCTCATAGTCATCGCTGAGGGCTGAGGGGTGCCCGGTCGAACGCCCAGGGTTTCGCGCTCAACCGCCGAGAATTCCTGGATGGTAGGCAGGAAGTCATAGCAGCGCACAACATCCGAACCGGCCAGGGTTTCGAGGGTCCCGCTGGTGCCTTCAGGTTTGATCGTGAATAGATTGTCCATCAGTCGGGGGCAGGGTGGGCGCTGGGGGTGTGATCAATGGCATTTCCCGCCATTTGTTTTCGTGGGGCTCTCGGTACCATTCACCGCCGCATGATGGCGGCTCGGGTGGCGCCGGGAGTGGCGCTGGCTGGGCTGGTGGCTTCGAACTCATAACCGGTTGATCTTCACGTCAGCTTGATCAGTGGCATAGGTGACATCATAAACGCATCTCATCAGAGCGGCCTGGAGGTTTGATTCGTGCGATCGGCCCTTTGACTGAATCCCTCGGCACAACCCGCCGAGCTTTCGAGTGCCGCCCATGACCCTGCCATGGACTGCCACGTAAAACGGGTCAAGCAGCTCCCAATTAGAGGGGTCTCCCGGTTGCCGTGGCATCGAGATGGTAACAACCACAGGCAGCGATGAGATCACCCGGCAGGTATCGCCAGGCTGGTCGAGGCCCTCCCCCTCTAGATCCAACCCGATCACCACCCCATCACCAGGCCCTGCCACGCGGGAAGCATCCAGAAACAACTGCGGACGGCGATTGGTTGGGTTGCCGACCAGCCACGGAATGTCGCTCTCCCCCTCGGGGGCTGTGCCCTGCAGGAGGTCGGCCAGGGCATCCATGATCCGGCAGCTGATTGAGAGCGTCATGGGCTGGGGGTGCGGTCCTGCTGGGGTTCGGTGGGCTTCAAGGTCTCAGCCTGCGGATCGTCCAGCTTTGCCAGCAGGGTGGCACCCAGGCCGGCCGCCGCGAGCGAGCCGGATCCAGCCGCTGTCCATGCCTGGAGGCAATCTTCAGAACGCAGCTGGCAGATGTGGAAGGCCCCCCCGACCCCAATGACTGGGGAAGACAGAAGGCACAATGCAATCGCCCTGGTAATGGCGTCTCTGGCGTTCATCTCATTCCCCTCGCCATTGCCGGGGGCATGATAAGGCCCGCCTTGCCTGAGCCATGGGGCAGCTTGTCATACACCGCGATGCCTTGCGTCACCAACCAAATCACCACGCTTACACCGCCTGCAACTGCGGCAATCTTGATAACGATGCCATTCATCTGGCTTTGCAATTTTTCAACAGATTTTTGTAATTGCCCTGCTTCTTTCATTAATGCTTCAACAGCGCTTGAGAGTTTTATGATGTCCCTATCATGCGCGTTCATGTCTTTAACTGCGGCTTTATGGTCTGTTTGAATATCTGATATTGCTGTCTCCATCCGAGTTAGTCCTGAGCATAAGAGCTTTACATCTCCCTGTATGGAAGTAACTTCTTGAAGCTGATCTTTAACACCGGACAATTCACCACACGCTCTGTTGAGCATGTCAAACAAGCCTTTTAGGTCACTAAGCGGAACTTGTGGAACTTGACTAAAATTTTCACTCACGATCCAACCTTCCCCGCATCCAGCGCCGCACGACTGGCACCACCGTCAGAACGCCCCAGGCAGGCAGGAACAGTGCCAGGTGCAGCGCCGTCATGGCGACAACATCCCATAAATCCATGGTTAGGCGGGAGGCGAAGTCATGGCAATTATAGCTGCATTCAGGGCAGTTACAAAAGCCTCTGGCAAATTGCACCGCGCGGCCAAGTCTAGAAATTCCTCGATCAACGGGGCTTTGCTTTGCTCAGGCTGTGCCGAAACAATCAGCAAGAGGCCTTGCAAATATTCGGCAAAATCTCCTTTGTCTTGGAAACGGTCTAAACGAGAACCCGAAAACATCGCCGCAAGGCGAGCGGAATCATTTTCAGAATCCAAAGCTAGCGCCAGTGCATTCACATATCCGTTTTCGTTTAGAATCGCATACCGGAATCCCGCCCAATCGGCATCGGTTGCGCCGTTGATTTCGTAATACTTCTCAGCCTCTGTGATGCTATTAAACCAAATCCAGCCATGATATGGGTAATTGTATGAATCCTTCTGGGATGCAAACAGCGGTTCAGCATTTGGCGGGTGAACCGACGTTGGAGCATGACGAAGCTCGCCGTTCTGAAACCGGTAGAACCCTGCTGTCATACTGTCACCGTCCAGCCTTTGGCTGTAGCAATACTGGGATTGTAGCTTCCTTGCGTGGTTGCCCAGTTTCCTGTCATGGTGATTATGCGAGGGCTCCCCGAAGCCGTTGGCAGATTGTTAAAAATCTCATTTGCTTCGGCCGGACCTATGCTCAGGTTAGCAAGATTGATATTTTGGTTTGCCGGGAACGTGGCTTGAATTCTGGACAACGAAGGACAATTGAGGAATGTATTGGACATATTTGTGCCTCCCGACATATTAAGCGCCGGTATTGCCTGAAGGGATGGGTTATTGTTTAAGCATCCAGAAAAATTACTACCTGCGCCCATGCTGAACAAAGGCACAGACTGAAGAGATGAGTTATTGACTACAAAATTAGAAAAGTTAGTGCCAGCCGCTGTATTGAATAAGGGCAAAGTCTTGATAAATAGATTGCCGCTCATAAAGCCGCTAAAATTAGTACCAGCCGCTGTATTGAATAAGGGCACGGACCTAAGTCCAGTATTGCTTAGGAAACTACTAAAATTATTACCTGCGCCTGTATTGAATAAGGGTAAGGATTGAAGAGATGGAGTGTCTTGCAAGAAGCCGATGTAACTAGCTTGAGTACTAGACCCGCCAACCCACTCAAATTGTTCTAAAAACCTATGCAACCAGTTGGTGTTTAGCCGCGTCGTTACCGTCCCTACATTGTTCATAGCAATACGTATATCTAACCATTGCGAGCTACGGCCATTTACAAGCCCAGCTTGTGTGTGTTTTAGACTTAAATCAATTGCGCTTAAAGTCTGCCCAGCCTGCGGAATTACGGTCACAATTGCAGTTTTGTAACCTCGGCTTGTTACAGCGCTCAGCCCAGAAGCCAAATAGCTGTAGTTATGTTGTGCAGTTGTGTTACTTGGAATATTAACCGGACTGGAGCCATCGCCCCAGTCAACCGTAAAAGCCCCCGTGCATCTGATTGTTGCAAAATTTGATTCGGAATTAAAAACAGCATGAAGGCCACGGAAAACCTGATTTGTCGCGGCAACGGCAGGCAGTGCCGGCCAGTCCCCTGGGCGAGCCCATTCGACAATTGTGCCGCCGCCGCCAACATCAACGAAAACGCCAGCCTCCTTCACTTTCAGCCCCATCAGATGCCACCTATCCAGAGGTCGCCGTTCACAGCATTTACGGGCTCTACAGTCCCAATCCAGTAGACCGCTGTCACTCCTGAAGGCCTAGCCGTGCTGGCGTTAGAGCCGTGGTTGACGGCGGTAACAGCGTCAGCGGCAGCAGCAGCGCCCAGATTGCTGCGTGCGGTTGCGGCATTGGCCAGGTCGCTCAGGTTGTTGGCCTTGACCACCAGCCCTGAGAGGTCTTGGTCCCCCGTGTTGGTGCCGCTGCTGGTGCCGCTGAAGGTGCCGCTCTGGGCGGCCAGGGTGCCCAGCGTGGGCCGGCCGGTCAGATCGTTGTAGGCCCCAGAGACGGCCACCGCAGCCAGGCCCGAAACTTGGCCAGCTGTAATCGTCGGAATGTCGCCAGCCACCAGGGGCCGAAACGCTGGGGCTGCTGCTGCACCGGTCGCAGGGCCGGCCCATACCAGGTTTGCAGACTGGTCCGCCAACGTGACGGTCAGGGTCCCCGACGTGGTCACAGGCGACCCGGTAACACTGAACAGGGCCGGCAGGCTCAGCCCAACACTGGTGACGGTGCCGCCGCCGCCGCCGCCGCCATGGCCGCCCGTGACGCTGATTGTTTGGTTGGGCCAGGTGCCGGTAATGCTCACGTGTGTGCCTGCCACCAGCCCAGGGGTGGCCGTTCCCGTGCCGCCATTGGCGATCGACAGCAACCCAGACACCCCGGTCGCCAGGGGGAGCCCAGTGGCGTTCACCAGGCCCAGGCTGGAGGGAGTGCCCCCTGCCCCGTCGAACAGCACGGGGGCCCCCGCGGCGCCGGCATTCAATGCCAAGGCGCTGGCTATCCCGGTGCCCAGGCCGCTGATGGTGCTCAGGGGCTGCGTGCCGGTGTGGTTGCTTCGGGCCAGGTAGTAGGCCGCGTTGTTTGCCGCCAGGGCCGTCAGGTTTGCGGAGAGAGGCTGATAGCTGCTGGCTGCGCTGACTGTGGTCAGGTAGGCGGCCAGCGTTGAGGCCAGCCCTGGAGGTTGCACCGCCGTCGCGGCTAGGGCCCCCTGGGCAGAGGTGGCAAAATCTCCCGTATTGGCAGTGGCAGCAGTGCCCAGGCCGGTGATAGTGGAGGCCGGCTGCGTCCCTGTGTGGGTGGATCGATCCCGCAGCTGCTCATTAGTGGCATTCGCCGTGGCGCCGCTGGCGATCCCGTCGAGCTTGGCTTTGGCTGCTGACGCCAGCCACCATGCAGCGATGGCCTGGAACACACGCTGGGGGGTGTAAGCAAGCCGCGCCGTGCTGCTGCCGGCCTCCGCCGTGGGCTGGTCAACCGTGGCGGCGCTCCACTCGCGGGCGTTGCTGAGCCGTGCGTCACCCTCCTGCACCGCCCCCTCCGCCTTGGCCCGGTTGCTCGGCGCCTGGAGCCCTGCCAGGTTTTCGGTTGCCAGGGGGAGATCAGCGTCGCCCCCAGTGGAGGACGCAATCGTCAGCCCCGCTGCCGTGCGGTTGATGACCGACAGGTTGGTGGGGTCGCCGGGGCCGCCGGGGGTGCTGCCGTTATACGCCAGGGCATTCCAGGCGGTTACGCCATCGCCGATTTTTAGCCTGCGCGTATCCGTCTCAAGCCCCCATTCGCCGCTGAGCAACACCGGGTTGACCGCAGTCCAGTTGGCTGCTGTATCGCGCCTTTGTACTTGACGTGTAAAAACTACTTGGGTAGTCATGCGCCACCCCCATCGTAAATATATTCAATCCTTGTTGGCGCTGGTGGGACCGGCGCCAACGCCGCGCCGCCATCCAGGATCACCACCGTCTCTTCTGGGGCGTCAACCTTGGCTAACCTCACCATGCTCCAGCTCAGCGCCTTGATCTCGCTACCGGGCAGTGGTTCTGGCGGCCTTGTTGCCTTAAATGCAATGCCATCAACTACAAGGGAATGGTTATAGTCAAGATGGCCAAATTCTGCGGTTTTAATCCTTAGCAGCCATGGGATAACTTCCACTCCATCATCAAAAACCAGCTCTTTGTTTTCCTCCAAAAAACCACGGCCAGTAACGGCGCCAGCAATTACGCTGACGCCGCCCATGAAATCCAGGGCCGCCCGATCTGCATCAGCTGATAGGCGGGCCCAGCTCATCAGAAGGCGCCGTTAAGGCGGACGTGGGCCAAGGTGTCGCCAGAGGCATACGCGGTCGTCTGGGCTGGCGTGGCCGGCACAAACACGCCGATCAGAGTGTTACCACTGGCGCTGGCTGTTACGTTTTTGTTGGTGTCGTTCCAATACGCCTTTGCGCCAAGGTTAGCGGCGGCGCCAGTGGCCTTGGGTAGCTGCCATACGCCCACAAGGCTGAATTGCCCGACCTCGCCGTTAGCCAAGGCCGCCAGCGAAACACCAAAAACAGCGCCAATCAAAGCACCAGCGCCTGACGCAACCACGTAAGGAGCGGGAAACGGAATCGTCTTACCTTCTTGAATTTCGTATTTAGCCATTGAATTGCCTCAGGAATGGGATGAGCTGAAAGTTGTCAAAAGAAAGCATTGATCAATCAACGCCAGAAGAGCGATAGATAAAGCGATAATCGCTAAGCGTGCAGCCCCAATACATGCGAAACAGAAATTCCAAGCAGTCGGGATTCCGCTTCGTTTCAGTGGTCAGGGTTGGGCCGCTTTCGCCTTGAAGATATCCTTGAACAATTCCCTTAGAGGCTGTTTTTGCTGCCATAACGTACCACTGAAGTGCGCTAGCGCTATCAAGCCGAGCAGAATAAATGTCTTCAATAGCACCTGAAGAAGAAGAAGTTGCAGGCCCGGCACTGCCTGTAAGCTGTTGAGGCATGTAATTGTTTGGCCTCAGAAATTGCTGCATAGGCCCGCGCAAAGCAGCAGGAGCCAGTGTCAACGCTGGGTCTAGCTCCAGCGGGTTACCAGCTGGATCGGTTTGCGTAGACAATTTGAGAACAGCATTGTTCCATCCGGTGTTGCCAATGGTTCCGGTTCCAGTGTTGTTATGACTGGCATGGAACAATGGCAGGCCATCAATGCCAACGTTTGCGTTGCCAGTAATAAGGCCGTAAATACCTTTAGCTTGAACACGTCGACCGCCTCGGCCAAACATATCAGGGACTTCGGCTAGTCCGCTAAGGTTGTCATTGATAAACACCTCTTCAGCAACACGCAAACCCCGCGTATATTTGCTCAACTGCCAGGTCACTTTCCCATCTTGAAGAGTGGCAAATTGATATTCACCTCCTTCTATTCGGGCATCCGCCTTGGTCTTGTCGGTTGGTTCGCCATTTACCACCCTAATAGGCTCAAGATTGCCAGCGATAAACACCTGATTGGCAGGCTTTAGGTCGGGCAAATCTTGACGAGTTGAGAAAATCTCCCATCTATGGTTTTCCTCGGCCCACCCGTCCATCATTGTCTTGTTGGCAACATTCGCCAGCAAGTTTGTAAAATCGTCGCTGGTATGCAATGCCAACGCAATTAGCTGGTGAGCGGATCGGCCAATTGTGTTATGCCCTCGACTTTCAGCAAAAACGCGGGTGATCTCCATCATTCGCATTCCGGCATAAGGCCGGGCCGCGTCGCTCATGGCCTGCTCAGGCCTGATCTTGGCCCAGATCGCATCCTGTAATCCGGTCATCAGCGTATCCCCCGCGTCGCGGGTTACCTGGATGCGGGCAGGGTGGCCCGCCTTGCTGGCGACGGTTTCAAGCGGGCCGGCGTGGGCCTTCACAATTTCGAGGGCAACATCAGCGAACGGCTTGCCGCTGTCAACCATGGCTTGCACCGCGATAGGAGCGATATTGGCCTCGGCTGCGCAACGGCGGATTTCAATTTCGCGCTGTGCATTGGCAAGGGCCACGGAATCCGCAACAGCGGTCGAGGTAACGGGACTGACGGCGGCCTGCACTACTGCAGGAGCAGCAAGGGCAATGGGGGCAGCTTCGGTAGAAGCGACCACGGGAGGCGCTTCAATGACGGCGGCCGGTGCGCTCCCGGCCTGATCTTGCGTGGGCATGTGTTCAGTTCGGGAGTGTTCAGGGTGATCTCCTGACTCTATTCTAACCATTGACGCCAGGGCCTTAGACACCCACCCTGGAGGGTCAGGAAATCGCCCCGCAGGCAACGGCGGGACACTGGCCCGCACGTCTACCGGGTCGATCACTGCATCGATCAGACCAGCCGCCAGGGCTGCTTCGGCGGTAAACCAGGTACCACCCCCCTGGGCAGCGCCCATCCACTCCAGGATCTGCTCAACCGATTGGCCCGATGCCTTGGCATAGGTGGTGGAGTAAACCTGGGAGTGAACGCGCAGCATGGCCGCCGCAGCATCCATCGAATCAGCGTCTCCAACCGATCCGCCCCAGCAGTTATGGATCATTAGCAGGGCGTTGCTTGGCATCAAGCGGCGATCACCCTTGGCCTTGCTGATGGCCATTGGGACAATCGAGCCGGCAGATGCCACCAAGCCATCTACCACGTAGTCCTTCCTGCCTTTGTAGGCCGCCAACACGTTATGGATTGCAATCCCTTCGGCTGCCGCGCCGCCAGGCGAAAACAGGTGAATTTCCACATCACGCCCCCCTGCAGCGTCCAGCGCTCGGGCCACGTCGTCGACCAACACATCAACCCCGACTTCGCCATAGAGCCGCAACACTGGGGCAGTGGCGGCGGCTTTAACGGTTACTCCTGGGGCCATTGATGCTCAGATGCTGGGGGTAGTTTAAGCGGTCAGCGCCATCAGTCCGGCGGGTTGCTGTCGTTCTCGTCTGCGCCAGGGTCAGGCGCTGAGTTAGTGAATGCAGATCCTGCCGGACGAGCCTGGGTTACGCCAGCATTGGAAACCAGCGCGGCATCTGTACTCAGGATCAGGCTGGCGTCCCTGGCTCTTTGCATATCTCTGCTCAGCTCTTCAATTACCTCCTCTGGTACATAACCAAATGACAGCTGTACTTCTGACAGGCTCATAAACCCAGCCCTTACCGCCAAGATCAGCGCTGGAATTTCCTTAGTTGGGTCGATCATCTCCCGACGCGGCGGGGTATGAGCCCAGCTCATTGGCCCTTTGAGCAGGCCAACCATTCGGGCTAGCTCGTCATGCCACTCACACACCGGCGCCAGCATTCCGGGGATGGAAACCTTCCCTCGCAGGTAAGCAATCCGCCTACTGAACTCAAGCCATCCGCCCCTAAAGCTCGAATAATTAACGTCTGACAAATCACCCGTCAGTGATTCGTAAGTAATCTCGTAGGCCGCTGCTACAGCATGGGCGTACTCACGGTGGGTGCTAACAAAATCACCGGAACTTGGCGGGGTGAATGCCTGAAAGTTTCTGCCTGGGGGCATGTGCTCAACTGCGCCAGGCTCGATCGTGTCAAACTCCAGCCCGTCTTTTTCGGGATCCGTGGCCGCCTGCGTATCTGAGTCGTAAGTAACGCCAAAAAAGCAAGCTGAAATTTTATCTTTCATCTGCTGGGCCGCCCTGATGTCGCCCATATCCCGCAGGGTCAAAATCGCTGCCGTGCCAAACGGGAGCCCCATTCTCTGGCCCGCCCGCCTGCAGTCAAAATGTAAACTTATCTCTTCTTTTGGCACAAAGGTACTTTGCACCCTGACGCCAATGCCTAGCGAAGTTTCACCAGGGTGGCTGTCTCTAATCCAGTAACCCATCAAACGGCCTGCGCTATCAAACTGCTGGCCAAATAAAATGTCTTGAGAATTGTCTTTATTGAAATCTAACCAATCAGGCTCAAGCATTTGCACTTGCAAAGGCACTATTCCGTAGCGCTCAAACAGTTCGGAATATATCCGTTTTCGCACTAGCACGGCGCCGCGTACCGCTGTAGTCCTGGCCCCAACGGATTGATTGCCGTACCAATCATGGGTGCCGTAAAAATCGCTATGTCGTGATTCTGCCCAGGTATTATAGCTTGATTTATATTTGCTAGTTGCGCCTATGGGAGTGCTCATAATCCCATCGCCAATCCAATTATTTACAATCACGCCAATCGCTCTGGATGCGTAGGCGTCGTTATCGGCAAGATCCTGGTGCCGTTTGACCAGCCAGTAGTACGCCTGTCGCAGATCGCTATTGGGGCCGCTGTTATTTGTCCACCATCCAGAGGTTCGCCGGGTGTCCTCTGCGGCCTCAAACCGGGCCATGGTGCGACGGGCAAATTCCCGGTCATCCCGGAGCCGCTTGCCTTTTGCCTTGCTCTTACCCTTGCCCATCAGGTTGGCCGAGACATGCTGAAGTAGGTGCGGCGAACCCGGCGCGAGGCGGTCGGCGCCACCTCTGCGGCCATGGATTGTTCGATCCGGCGCATTTCGTCCAGGCTTCGATAGGTGATTTCCCGGCCGTCGCTGAATCGAGCTTTTAAGACGCCCTGATTGATCTTGCTGCGCAGCTCAGCAAGATCCGCAGCAACATCCTCAGAGGTATAGGCCATGGCCCCATCTTACCTCTTTAGCCAACCTTTGCGCCTGTCCGGGCCGCCTGTGCTGGAACTCTTCAGCCAGCCCGATCGCTGGGGGTTTCGGGCTGGGGGCGCCACTTCTCCCCCTCCCGTCTCCGGCGCCTGGGTGCCCAGAGTGCGGGCGAGCTGGGCCCACATGGTTCCTGCTGCGTAGTTGCGTTTCACCAGCTCCAACATCCCCAAGATGTAGACCTCCAAATCCAACGGCTCGTTTCGGGCCCCCTTCTCATTTCGCCATTCAGATTGCTCAAAACCTCTGCCGTCAATTGTGGTTACAAGTTTCTCGCAAGTTAAACCCTTAAAGTATTCATCATTTGCATTTTGCCCAAAGTGCATAAATCCCGGCCCTGGTTGCTCAATGTTTAACCTTCCGTAGATAGTTCGCTTTAACGTGTGCGTGTTTATCATGTAAAGGGTAACTCCCTTTTTTATCTTGCGACCGCGTAAATTTACGTCTTGCTTTGTGCCATCGCCAAGGGTTTTTGCTTTTTTGTCGCTGCCGCCTTTGATTGCTACTACTCCCTCGTTGACCCTTTGGCGGCAGTAGTCATAGACTTCATGCGTAAAGCTTCCCCCAGTGTCAACCGCTGTCTTGTAAACGGTCATGGTGCCGCCGTTTGCATGATTAAATACGGTCTTTCGAATCACGTCGATCTGCTTCCATACTTTATCTTCTGCTGGATTTCCATATACCTTTTCGTGCCATATCAGCCAGCTTTCCTCGCCCACGCCAAAGCCCTTGACCTTGATCTCTAGCCAAGTGTCCTGAACGTCAACCGCAGCCAGCAACAGCAACACGCCATCTGGACAGAACCCGCTCGGATACGGGTTTGCCGCAGCACGTTGCATCAGGCCATCGGGGCTCACCTTTGCCGTTGCAGGATCCTCCCAGGCCTCGGCTGCCCGCTTGTTCACCCAGCCCTTCAGGAGCATGGTGTCATTTTTGGCACGCAAAAATTCATCTCGGATCTTCTCCCAGCTCAACCACCCATAGGGGGCATACCAGCCAGGCAGATGGAACCCTGCCGTTTCGCCATCGCCCTTGGCAGTAGCTCCCCACACCCCCCCGGCCAGCATCGCCACCTTGTGGTGCTGCGCCAGGCGCTCACCGCACGCTGGGCACTTGCACCTAACCTCCCCATCCTTTTTGTCCCAAACCATGTGCTCCCAGCGGATCACCTCGTTGGCCCCGCAGCAGGGCATGAACGCGGCAAAGCGTCGGCGGTCGCTGCGATTTTCAAACTCCCAGGTGATCCGGCACGCGCCGCGGGTGCCGGGTGTGCTGGTGATCAGGGTCTTCCTATCGGGAAAGTTGGTCTGCCGCGCCTCGGCGTTCTCGATCGGGTCGCCCTTGTCGTCAATTTCCAGGGGCAGGCTTGACGCCTCATCAACCCATAGGTTTTGGGCCGGCATCCCCTGGGCAGCGCTGCCGCTGTTGCCGCCAATGATTGACAGCAGCATGTCCCCTTGAAACTCCTTCAGGAACATGGCGTTGGCCGCGTCCCTGCTCTTGCTGCTGATGGTCTTCGCTGCTACGGCCGGGGTGTCCCTGAACAACGGGTCAAGCCGTTGCCTCACCTGCCGTTTGGCAAAGGCTTCGGTTGGGAACAAGATCAGAAACGGCGCCGGGTCCATCGCAATGGTTCGACCTAGCCAGTTCAAGCCGCATTCAGTTTTGGCCCCTGACTGGCTGCCAAAGATCAAGATCACGCGCCTGATCTTCTTCTCCCGTGGGCTCAACAGGTCCATGGGCTCCCGCAGAAACGGAACGCGATCGGTTCGCCACTGACCAGGCTCTGAGCTGCTGCGTCTGGTCAGCTGCCGCTCGGCGTCGGCCCACTCGCTGACACTGAGATGCAGCGGCGGTTGAATGGCCTCAATGAACGCATCCTCGTAAATCTGGCCGCCGTCAGGCATGTTGCTTGAGCCCCTTAAGGGCGTTCTCAATCTCCTCTTCGAGCAAGGCCCGCACATCCTCGGGTTCGCTCATCGCGGCCAACCGCGCAGCGTTGCGGGTTGGGATGATCAGCAGCAGGTCACGCACCTGGCGAGCGAGCTTGGCGGCCCTGGTGCGAACATCCACTTCGGTAACCACCTCGTTTCGATCTCTCAAAGCTCCGACACGCGCCCGCTCTGCGTCGTAGTGCAGCTTGCGTTTCATGCTGACAGCGGCCGCCTGGATCTCGTCTTCTGGCAGTCCCATGATCAGGCTTTTTAGTTCGTTGTCACTGGGCAATCGATCGGGCCCAGTTGGAGTCGCAACAGAGGTGCCAGGTTCGGGGGAACTTTTTTTGTGGCTATTGCGAACCTTGACGGCATCCCAAAGACGATCGGCAATCTCAGAATCAATCAGAAACGAACCGTCTTCCTGGGGGATCACCGCCGGCTTGATTCTGATTTGCCTGGCCTCCTTCACCGTTGGAGCACTACAGCCTCTGTGCCTGGCGTACTGCGCCTGCGTCATCAATGGCATGTTTTCAGGGCAACCCTTAGCCTTAGCCTTATCCTAACGGCTAGCCTAAGCCTTGCAGACGCTTGAGGCGGGGTAGGGGTTGGTGTGCCTTGCTGAATGATCGAGTAAGGCTAATTTTTGGCCACTCGCTAGAAAAAGATCGCGCGCGAGATGACC